GACATCGTATCGAGCATCTTATAAAAAGATTTCTTCGATATAGGTCCCGTGACCTTGTGCTCGTCTGGCAACAAGTCATTTACAAGCAATCTTCCGAATGTGTCAGTCCTATCTGCCATGGATCAGTTCCGTCCTGCCATGTACGGAGAAGCTCCATCAAAACTCGAGACGTCCATCGCTGGACCCCAATCCGCATGGTTATCCCCTACGGCTGACGAGTTCTCCAACGATACACTGCCACCTCGTCGTTGAGCTCGGGGCAACTGCTGGAACATCATCGCAACTTGTCCCGCGGGAAGATGAGAATCTCCACTTTCCAAGGGACGGTTTCCCTCTCCATAGGACATCTCTTTTCCACGCATTCCCACAGGTTTAACCGCAGCTGCTCCAAGTTTGGCAAGCGCCGCACGATATCCAGCAACGTAAAAAGCATTCTTCTCAGTCATATTCGTTGCCTTTCGAAGCAACCACTTGTTTTCATTCGTTCGATGCATCGCCAGAGTGTCCCCGGAGCCGCGCTGAAAAACAACCTTATTTGGATTGATTTCCAAAACTTGAATAGGCTCCTTGTGCGCCATCTCCACCGTGCCCTTGCCGTACCCTTCACGAATAGTTTGCGGGCCTTTCGCACCAAAAGAAAGGGCGTAGTCCGCGCTATGCGTTGGCATCTGCAAAGCAAGGCGTGGCTTGGAGTCCGGAAAAGAAGCCTTAGGGACCGCCCAGGAATGGGCCTGTCCTGTCTCCGGGTCAACGAGGCGCAAGTCCCAATGAGGTCCAGCCTTTTCAGCGACGTGTTTTTGTATCGCGAGAGTCCAAGCCTTGCCCTTGGCAGTCGGCAGGAGCTGAGTCGTTCGCTCTCGGGGAATCCCTGGAGCAAACTCCCCGATGTCTTTTTGGGACAAGACACTCTTGATGGACGCATCAGTCTTGGGCTCGAATATGTCCAGCTTTTCACGCGCCACAGGCAACGCTACCAGTCCCGTCGTCGCGTTCAAAGAATAGGGCGCCCGCACAGACCCTTTGGCATGGAACGTCGAGGTATCCAAGCGAATCTGAGTTCCTCCAGGAGGAGCATCCACAAGGTCGGGGCTCGACGTCTGCAGCGGGCGCAACGTCTTTTGAAGAAGCTTTCGGGCGGCGTCTGTCTTGAGCTCCTTCTCGAGTTCGGCGCGCACGTGGTAGCCTCGACCTCCTGAAAAAACGATATTCGTATTCGTGACCTGAGGGAGTTTTCGCAACACGTCTTCAACGTGCTTCACCGTCTGCTTGAGCCGGCCGGGAGAGACCGCCGAGCCAGGGTCCAAATCTACCCACATTTCCCGTGTACCCTCGCCGAGGGTAGAGTGGAACTCCACGGTACGTTGCCTCGTAAGGTCGTCTAACGACTGGGGATTCAGAAGAAGAGGCTGCTTCTTCGCGTCGTAGCGTCGATAGATGGGCTCCCCGGGGGTGCGCTGCATCACAGTCAGAACAGGGTTGCTCCCGATATGCTGAAGAAGCTTTTCTCGAACCCCCGGGTCTTTATAGTAATCGACCACTTCCTGTTTAGTCAGGGTATAGTCCGGTCCGGAGATGATCGTCGGAGAATCTGTCACGGCTTGCGGTCCTTGATGGTGACCCTCGTTCCCAGGTCTATCTTTCCTGAATTGTAGTCCGCCATCGCTTCGGCTTTGGTTTGGTAAACCTTTGCCTTCCCGCTTCCCGTAACCGCCGTAGCTTGCGCGAGCCCCATGACCGATTCCATCCGAGGCGCCACGAGTAGGTCGCCGCGAATCTTGTCAGTATAAAGCGTGTTCGAAAGCGTCATGCGCTTCACATCTTCGACAGCGTTCGCTCCAGCTGGAACGTGGACCATCATCGTATCCCCATCGAAATCGCTGTTCGTACCTACCTCCGCGAAAGGATTGATTCTTATGGTCTTTCCGGCATTGGGTATGGCATATGCTCCAACTATTCCATATCGATGCAGCGTCGGCGCACGGTTGATCATGACCGGCCGCTCCCGGGTCTCGCGCATCATCGCCTCGCGCGCCGCGGGATGCTTATCATCGACCATCTGCTTCGCCTGCAGCGCTGGATACCCCTGTCCCACGAGGCGCGTGATCATGAACGGTTTATACATCGTCCAAATCATATTCTCCGGGAGACCGACCTCGTCCATTCCCAGAGTCGTATCCGGGACAATCGTTCCGCGGCCGGCCAAGTCCTGCTGTTTCTTCAGGAGCTTGGAATGCACGTACCCGTACTTGGGGCTCCCCTGTCCTGCGATATACGTCAGGAATCCCTTGTGATTTCTACTCTTTGACTTCTGTGTGATGGGGTCGTTCATCCCATACACAGCTCCAACCGCTGATTGGAGAGTTCCTCGCAACTTGGCCTCTTCGTCAGGAAGCTTCCCAGACTTCTTCAGCTCTTTGAACTGGTTGTTCACGTACACCAAGTCGCGGTACAGCGGATTGATGTCGCCGTAAATGAGCTCCTGCCCACCCTTACCTGGCAACACCGGGCGAAAGATCGGAGGAAGAACCGGGATAACGCTCGAGATGTAAGCCTTCTCCGGAGATATGTTCTGCGCCTTCAATGCCCGCAAATACTTTATCTGCTTGGTGACATCATCGAGCACATTTCCCTTCTTATTATTCGCCATATCCATGAGTTCACTCTCACGTTTCGTGACGTCTATCTTCGCGAGCTCGGATTTAACGTAACCGATACCCTTTGTGCGCACGGTATTATCGAGCTGCGCGTTAGTCATCCCTAACAACCGCCGAACTGGGTCATTAAAAATAGGATTGATAATAGGCTCGGCCAAATTGATATGTGACCACTTCGTTCCTTTCATTCCACCGGTGATTGCAGGATCAAAGAGCCCACCCTTTTCAGGCATTAAATTCTTAGCACTGACGAGCTTCGCGTCCTGTATCTCACCTGCCGACATCTCCATCACGTCCGCGTCTGTGAGAGGCGCCAACCCTATCTTCGAGCCTTTACGATCAACACGAACTCCCGCGCCTGTCAGCATATTGAAGAACTTGTCCGAAGCGAAAGACGTGCGCGGAGGAGGCGTGGGATATCCCAGCTGAAGAGCTCTCCAGTACTCATCGTTCTTCTGACTCTTCAGGACCGAAGACTCACGCAACACATTCCGGGCGTTGTGTGCGACAAGCGCGTCGAACTCCATCTTACCTATGGCCTTTGCACTCTCAGACCCACCCTTCGTAGGCTGAAGATTTGCGTCGTAGGTATCCACACCTCGTGCGCTGTAGTTGGTGTCCGTGGACTTGAACATCTTGAAGATGTATTGGCGTCCCACCATCACGTTCGGGATACTCTTTCCAGAACGCGGGTCAAAAACCATCTCTTTGTCTTTTAGACCGTGCTCCTGAAGAAGGTCTTTCGCCCACTTCACATTATCTCTTCCTGAAAAGCTTTCGACGATGAGTGGCTTGCCCGTCTTCTCGACGACCTTTCCTACAGCTGTCTCAATTATTTGTGCGGGATTCACGCGCGAGACAACACCTGCTGACGTTAAAAGAACATCGATAGGTCGTCCTGCTTCGTCTTTAATCATCTGGTCATCCGGAACGATTTCAGATACCACACCCTTATTCCCGTATCGCCCGGAGTTACCTGACCACACAGGCTTTCCATTCACACGCACGTACAAGGTGTGATTTGGAATGGTAATACCAAACACTGGAGCATCTGAATCGATAACTCGCGTGTTCTGTTGGTTACCTCTCGGGTTATTGATGAACGGATTGCTACGTTTTCGGAGGAACCGCAGCGAATAACGTTTCGCATATTGCGGGCGTTTCACTGTATGCGTTGCGATGTTTGCAGAATACCCCGCGTGTAGCGCCAAGCGCTGTAGATCATCCGCTAACTGCCGCGAATACACGACACAGACATCAGTCCCATCTCCGTACTGAATATGACTTCGTCCTGTCTGATGACCTGCGGCTTTTAAAACGCTATCAATAATTATCCCGGCTTGGCTAGGAGCCAGAGTGAATACCAATGTTGGAAGTCGCCGTTCTACGACGTCCCCTAATACTTGACAACTTAAATAAAAATCTCGGTCTCGGATAATCAAAATATCACCTTGAATATAACTCTTATCTTTCAGGTGCGTATCTTGCAAAATAAGGTCCAACCAAGGACGTTCTTCTTCTAACATACGCGGACGTAGATAAATCTCTACAGAATGGTCCATAACTCCCTGTATAAGCGTCGCAGGAATAAGATGTCCTTTTACGGCGTATAAACCAACTAGTGCACACCATGAGTCTGACTCAGGAGCACTCTTCGGCGTCCAAATTCCTGTGCGCACCAATTGAAAAGGCTTATTAACCAATTCACGCGATGGGACTAATTTATTCCTATCACCATCTTTAATTACCTGACTATGGTCCAACGTCACAGATAAATCTGCATGCTGTGAACGTACTAAAAAAAGTTGTCCTGCTTTAGAATAATAGTTAGTATGTGTAGGATTATATAAATGAATTATGCCCTGCGTATCGAGCGTATAACAAATATCATCGGTGGTAACATCTACAATGTACTTCCACCCCGTTGTCGTCAGGACTTCTGTATCTTCCGTGTAACAGAGTTTATCACCTATCTGCATAGGTTCCTGTGTTTTTATTGTGATTGCAATTCTCTTAGGCGTCTTTACGACATCCATAACTTCTCCGGGATGGTCATGGTCCCAGGTCTGCGTCGCATCTCGGAAAGGTCGGACGAGAGATTTGTGCAGACGTCCCAGAAGAATATCATCAGAAGTCAGGGTCGATTTCCGCAACCCAAATACGACAGGTTCCCCACTATTAATTTTCGCACCCGGGCGTACTACTCCTTCTTCATCTACGCCCTTGTAATAGTCATGTCCGTAGGTATGTCCGTAATACGTCTTATGCTTCGTACTATTGAAAACCATGTCAGCGTCACGCGGGAGCACAATTTTATAGAGACGTTCGGACGTCAGCTTTTTAGCGGCGCCGGAACTGATAACTACCGCGTCATTTGAATTTGCTCCGTAATAAGGCATGTATGCAACGGAAAGATTTTTACCGAGAGCTAGCGTCTTATCTTTCGTGAAATTAGACTCCGCGAGGATCTCATCCTTCTTAACCTCATCCCCCGCTTTCACCGTGACGGTATGGTTGAGATAGGTCTTAGCAGCCATCGGCAAGTACGTATCATATGACACGCGCACGAGGTCCGAGTCTTTATCCTTTTTAACGGCTGCTGTCTTATCATGTGGTCGAATGTAGATGTAATCCCCATCTACTTTCTCAATTGTTCCCGCAACTGGCGCTGTTGGGTTAACAATCGTCGCCATGAGATGCTCAAAAGATTTTCCACCCGGCGCCATTACCTGTACGTAGGGAGCTTCTCGATCAACTAACGAGATAGCTTGGGTCTGATGCTTGGACCCCATCAGTTGGCGATTCCCTTGCAACGATTCGATGAACGGAATGAGATTTGAAGTAGGTCCATACATCGCAGACGAGTGTGGTATTTGATACTGAACTTTACTAGCAGGAACCATCGCCACACGTCCATTAACAAGCGCTGAGACCTTCCCCTTTAAAACTTGCTGAGGGAATGCCACGATTGAAGTTGCAATTTCTCCTGCCCGAATATGCTTTTGTTTCCCCGTCGCCAAATCGAACATGGGAACATAGATGTTACCATCTTTATCATGATGCGCTCCAATAGCAGCACGGACGTCAATACCCGCTCGAAAAGACTCAGGCGTTCGAACAGGGTCGATAGCTCCAATCTGCGTCGGATGAATCATCCGTGCTTCCATTGGAATAGCACGTTCGGAACTAATACCACCTTCACCCAATGCCGTCACACGTACTGCGGCATCGATGAGCTCCATGGGGTTGGTCTGCGTCGGAACAGCTGCCAACTGCGAGCCCGTGATGAATTTGACGAGGCCAGGAGTGAACGCCCCGGGAGCCATGGCCTTGCGTACCTCAGGGGTATTCTCGATTTTAATAGCAGCTCTACGCCCAATGTCTCGAGCATCGAGTTGGATACGCTCCTTGAAAAAGTCCTCTACTGAACGCAAAGATTTGAAGTCGAGATTATCTCGGTCATCGACTTCTTCTGGGTTACGGAAAATACTCAAAACTTTAGCTGATGCATCCAAAAGACTGTCAGGAGTTACGTGTCCATACGCGTGTCCCAACGTTTTTTCATTTACTTTTGGGTCCATCTTAGCCGTACCATAACGCTTAACAATCTCAGCCATCTTCGCATCGACAGTAAGATCGGGAAGAAGGGCATACGCCGGTACGACTTTTTTATAAAGACGGTCTACGTGTTGCGGAAGATTCTTTTCTAGCTTCTTTCGATTCTCATTCGCAAGAGCAGTACCCCACTTCTTCGCGATAGTCTCATGGGACATACCCGATGCACGAAGAATGGTGTAAAGGGGAATCTTCGAGGATTCATATTCGAGTTCTGGCTCACCTTTTTCAGGGTCCATCGTTACATTAAAGTTCGAAGTACCTATGGTATTAAAACTTGCTTCGAGAATTCCATTAGCGCGCTTGCGAGCGTACACCCCTGGTTTAGGACGCACCATATTCGCAATCGAATATTCATTTCCTCCGACAATAAGCGTGTGTCGTGGAGTAAACCACGGTACTCGAGCTAATGTAAATCCCTTCGCTTCATCCAAGACTTTACCCGTCTTCGCGTCTTTTATTTTCACTGTCCCCTTCGCGGTCTCGAAAAGAGAATCACCTCTCAAGATAGCCATCTTTTGCTCGTTCGAGGTGTAGTCTCGAGGAGTAAAAGAAACATCTGTCACTTCTATGATTTTGTTACGCGCCGTAATTGGGAATGATTCTGTCAGTCCTTCCACGACCTTATTCCGAATACGTTCGCGCTTCTCATCTGGACTTTGAAGGATGGGTGTCAAATTCATATACGACCTCGACTTTGGGTACAAGTATATAGAGAGGAGACGTTCTCATCACCCCTTGAGAGGAGGTGAAAAAGAATGGTCATCCAACCCGGATTGATTCTAGCAGCACTGCTTCTAGCTGTGTTGCGTAAATAAGCTCGGCCCTGGAGGCAGAGTCAATCCGTGTCCAGATTCTCATTAGAGGCCTCCAGGGCTTCTTTTTTTGCTTCTTCCTCTTCCTCCGCTTTTTGTTCCGCGATGATAGAAGAGTGCATAGGGGAAAAGATATCGGCTACTTCTTGTCGTTTGGCGGCCTTCGCAGATGCTGTAAGGTCGGGAGTCAACCACACCATATGGCAGCAGCGCGTCCCGTCGTGCAGCGTGAAATATTCCTGCGTCTGAAAAAGGATATCGCCTCGAAGACCTTGATTCAGGGTCGCTTCATAATCCGTGCGCATCGTATGCGGGCATTCGTGGTCTCCTTCGTCTGGAAGCACGTAGTCTCCATGCTCGATACCCTTGATGCAACGGTGACATTGGCTCCAGGGTCTCCACAGCACGAAGACCCGTGAGTGTCCTGAGCAATTCAAACTCTGACCGAAGTTCGTCGGCTTCCCTTTTAAGGGATGTTTGGGCTCGGGCATGAACATTGCGATGTTATCCAGCGGAGCAACCGGGTCCTCGATGGCACTTGCACGAGATTCATTGATGGCATCTACGAAACTTTTCATCCCATACCCCCTTGTGTCTGAATAGTCGCCTGCTGCCGCGTAACCGTCTGCTGCTGTTCAAGCCGCTGAATCACGACCGAATACATCACAAGGTCCTCGGTCTGCAGCTGATGCAATTGACTTCGTCGTGTCGAGGGGTCCATCTGTGAAAACTGCTGAGCCAACTGGTCTGCTTGCGCGATGATTTGCTGCTGGTCATAGCCCTGTGGACCTGCTGCTCCGGCCTGTTGCTGCACTTCCTGAGCCATCGTATTCTGCATCTTGCTCATCTCACGCTGCAGCTCTTGGCCTCTGCGCGCGTTTTGTATCGTCTCTTCTTTGATACGTCCGTATTCCTTCTGAACATCGATGTCGTTGATTTCCGCCATCGTCGTTGTCGAGATAGTCTGCGGACCCATCCCTTGCAAACCAGCTTGCCAGAGCTGCAGGAGCATCGTCTTCTTCTCCGTGTCGTCCACCATTCGGAAAGGAATCAACCCCACCTGTACGGATTCCCAACCCAAGAACTTGCTGCAGGAGTCGTTCATCCACTGAAGAAGGTCTGTGAGGTCGCTGACGTGCGTCGCGAGCTGGTTCTCAATCATGCGTAGGGTCGCGCTCATGCCCTGCCCCGTAAGCCCGCCGTAGAGGAACTCCAGGGGAATACCGAGGGCCGCAACGAGGGACTTCTCCGCTTCCTGTACCTCTCCTAATGTCAGCAGAGCTCGCCCCTGTCCGTTGAGCTGCGAGACGGCTACCGGGACCGGCGCGTACATAATATGCAAGGGGTCGTTTCTCCAGTCCTGCACGTTCTTCTTCATGTTTTCTATCCACCGCGCGAGGTTGATAGACTGGATAGGGTCGCCGCTATTTGAAGAAGCAGCCGGGGACACGATACGGAAAGGTACGAGGTGCTCGAGGGCGATGGCCTCGTTCGCTTTCCGCAGAATCTGCGTGTAGAAGAAACGGTCCAGAGCTGGCAGCAACGGAGGAAGTCCCCACTGCGGGTTCACACCTGCCGGGGCGCAGAACTTCATATGGAAGATGGCCTCGGGCGCGAACTTGAAGGGTTTGTGCTCCTTGATAGCCTGCAGAAAACCCCAGGGAGTCGTATCGATGATATGCTTTTGTCCCCGTCGAACTTGAGCCGCCGTGTCCGCGGGAATCGTATAGTAGTAGAGGGATTCTCCGGTGAAAACATTGTGCTCGATATCGATGCACTTCGGGTCCCACCGGATGAAGTTGATGTCCTTAGTAAGCATCAACTTTCGGTCCTCCACGTTTTTCTCTCCCACCGTTACCGGGCTGCTACAGGACGTGCATTTAAAAGCAAAGGTTAATGTCTGCAGCGTGAAAGAGTAGTCGACGTGCTTGATGTTGGTCGCGGCGCGACACTTGGGACAAGTCAAATACCGGACAAACGGTTGGTACATAGAAGTGAAGGAATTTCCATAAATATACTTATCCAGCGTCGCCTTCAGAAGGAATTCTTTTGCGCGAATTACTTTCTCCATAAGGCTCTTCTGTTTCTCTTTTAACTGAGCATTATCCGTATCATACGTAATCTCTGTTATCGGATATTCCCCAAACTTCCGAAGCGCCGCGAAGATGTGTGGGCTGTTATAAAACAGGTACTCACACATTTTAAAAAGTTCTTTTAACCGCTTTGGCGCAAAGAGCTGACTATAGGTGAAATACGGGTTAGAGTGCCCGAGTCCACCCGTGGACATTAACGTCGTTTCGGAAGTCGTTGTCATGATTCAACTTTCTTTTTTCGTTCGCGAGACTGTTCAAATTCTATCGTAAGGAGACCCCAAATGAAAGCTTCGTTCGCGCTCTCTGCCGGAACCCCTGTATTTATCGTTAAGGATGAGGACCCCGTCTTATCCCGCATCTTCGGAGGAACATACCTCAAAAACTACAATGCTTGGATGTATCCAGCCTATCCCCCCTTCATTGAAAAAGTTCTCAATGATTTTCAAGCACTAGAAATCGAACACGACGAATCTGCTCAGGTGCATATCGACCGGGTACTTCCGTATTCCGTGCTTTTAGAAGAGGTGAAAAAGACCTCCTCGCTAGGACCCTATCCAAACTACGCGCATCAAGACGAAGGCGTAGCGGAACTCCTGTATAACTATCGATGGGCGTTACGCTGGGAGATGGGCACGGGCAAAACAAAGGTGGTCGTTGAGGCCCTAACAAAATTAAAACAAAAGGCCCTCATCATTGCGCCGCTCATAGCCATCGACAACTGGGTGGATGAGATTGCACTACACTCAAACGGTACCCTCTATACCGCAGTTTTAAAAGGAACAACACGACAAAATAAACTCAAAGCTCTCCAACTAAGTATCGAAAAAGATTACGATATCCTTTTAGCTACGTACGATGCTGCACGCCTTTACGGAAACAGGACGCTGTCTCCAAAAGTAACGAAAGCAGTAAAAACAAGTAAGTTCCCCATCCCCCTAGTCCTCCAGAAAAGTATGCTGGGCCTCACTGAAAAAGATGCTCTTGCAATTCTCTCTGATTATCGTGGCATGGTATCTCTTTCTGAAATTAAGAAACGTGTTGCAGCTTTTCCAAAAGACCTATGCCTAACAGATTTTCCCTATGAAATCATTATTCTAGATGAGTCACATAGAATCAAATGCATCCGTAGTCAACGGACGAAGGCGGTCGTGGAGCTCTGCAAACGAGCCACGCGACGTTATCTACTCACCGGCACTATTAGCATGGGTAATCCTTTAGATTTATACCCGCAGATGAATGCCCTGGCCAAGTACATGTGCCCTGAAGACTACATGAGCTATCGCAAAAAGTTCTGCGTGGTTTCCAAGTACAACGAGCACATCATCGTAGGGTATAAGAACCTGAACGTCGTCAGTCAGCGTATCAATAGCATCTCGAGTGAAAAACGCATCGACGATTGCGTAGACCTACCAGAGCTGAAGGATGTCGATGTTTTATTTGACCTAACCACAGAGCAACTCAGGGATTATAACTCCATTATCAAGTACCTCGAATTGGATTTTGGAGAAAATATGTCGGTCAAAAAGCTCAATGGAGGAGTTCGTTTGAACAAGCTCCTCCAAATCTGTAGCGGTTTTTTGTATGTTAAGGACGATAAGACTGCGCAGATTTGTGATACATGTCCTCGTGTTATCACGTGTGTCGTAAATGCAATAAAGCCTGGAACGCCGCGGTGCATGCGCTTCGACGAAACGCGCCATCTTGTTACGACGCATACGCTACGATATGCGCATAACCCCAAGCTCGACGCCTTGAAAGACCTCCTCGAAGACCTTTTGGATAACCCCGAAGAGAAGGTAGTCATCTGGGCCAACCTTGTGGCAGAAATGGATGATATCGCTGCACTTTTAGATAAAGAAAAGGTCATCTTCGTGCGCGTGGATGGGAATTCCACGCACAATATCAAAGCGCTCGCCGAAAGATTTAATACCGACCCAAATTGCCGCGTGTACCTCGGACAAGAATCCACCGGCATCGCCATCAATCTTGTTTCTTCTCGTTACGCCGTGTATTACAGTCGCTCTTGGTCGCTCGAGCATTGGCTGCAATCTCGAGCTCGCGAATATCGGATAGGCCAAACCCGAAAAACCGTTGTATATCGATTGTGTGCAAAGCAAAGCGTAGAAATCCAGCAACTCATCGCGCTGGATAACCGAGAGGATATCGCCCGAGTGCTCACCGAAAAAGTGAACTGCGTCCTCTGCGAACGCTATGCCGCGTGTTTGAAAGAGAAGATTATTCCGTGGTCCGTGGGTTGCGTCTATTCCTCCAAAATCAGTCGAAAGACTGTCGAACCAGAGGTGATTGTACGATGGAAGTCCTAGTAACTTGTGACGAATTGTCCCAGCTATTGTCCAAAGCACTGAACACCGAAGTCACCCGCGTGACCTTCATTCCTGAAGGGAAAATAGTAATCGAAACGAATCTGGACCTTTTGGGGATACAGAAACCTTCCAGCATGTTCCCTGTTTATACCCCTCCAGTCCGCGGAGCAACACTCGCCCCGATGCCTCTTGCTCCTCCCATCCCGCCAACTGCACCCGAAACCACCCCCGAGGAATTGTCCAACTTGCTAAATGAGAGTCTCCGTCTCGAAGGTGTCGTGTATGAGTACAACCACGAAGGAGATATCGTGACCCGTAAACGGATGGGGGCCGAGTCCACATTGCCTGCGGGCGAACCCATTATCTACGTGAGAGGAAAAAATGATGAGTGACGAACTCGACGACAAAGAAGAAGCACCCCCAATAGCACCTGAAGAAGACAAAGACTGGATAGACCCCGAGCTCCCGCGCGGGTATCTATCGCCTTCCCAATTCAACATGTACCAACGGTGTCCGCGACAATATGAGTACGCGTATATCGTTCAGCTCGTGCGGCCCCCAGGCATTGCCCAGATTCGAGGGACTGCCGTCCACAAGGGCGCGGAAATCACGCATCGGCATACCATCCAACATGGAGCTCCCGCGTCTATCGACGAGGGCGTCTCCGCGGTCTCGGACAAGTTCGACGCGCAAGCACCCGAGATTGAAGAGTGGAAAGAGGAGACTCAAGGGGACGCCAAAGACCAATCAATCCGTATGTTTAAGGTATATTACAGGGACGCTGTTCCGTACATTCATCCAGTACGAGTGGAACATACGTTCAAGTGGACGCGCGAGTTGTGTGGAGTTCCTGTTTTGGGCATTATCGACCTGGTTGATTCAGTGAAAAATCCAGACATGAGTCTGGAGAACGACCCGGAAAACCCTCAAATGGTCGAAGTCGTGAGCGATCTTAAAACGGTAAAAAAGCTCTGGGCGTCTTCGAGAATTGATAATGAGCCACAATTAACGTTTTATGCTATTGCAGAAAACACCGACCGCGTTAGAATCGATTTTCTCGCGGCGCAAAAAACGGGAATAAAATATACCCCGATAACGAGCAAGCGCGGCCGGCAGGAAAAGATGGTACTTTTGGAAGATGTCGCGGAGGTCTCGAGAAATATCAAAGCCGGGATTTTTCCGCGTTGTGCTCCAACCGGGTGGCACTGCTCGCCTACCTACTGTGGCTACTACGCCCGATGTCGTGGAAAGAGGTGACGGGATGGATGGTCTGCTCGATTATACGAAGGACAAGAAATTTTGGGACATGGTTGAGAGCGAAGCGAAAGCTTCGAAGAAGACCTTCACGGATTTTTGGAAGGCGTCTGAGACTGCAACGCTTTCGAAGACTGATGCTTGCGCTTGCCTGAACGCGCTGTTCATTGATTCCCACGCACGCATCCTGCAAGCTTTTGGAAAGACAGCGAAAACTCTGTACCCGACAACGAAGTGCAGCCCAAATAGGTTGCTCAACAAATCCTCCCTATGGTGGGTTGACCATTTTACCGCGGGGATCTCCCATATCTCCACACTCAACTGGTTTGGAGCGTTGTCCAAAGGACGCGCCTCGACCCATTTCGTCATCGGATATCACACGGACCCCTACTATATCGTTCCTCTGACACACGGCGCCTGGCATGCTCCCGCTCGGAATGCGGATAGCTGGAGCGTGGAGATGGTGAACGCCGGCCCCATCCGCAGCGTTGGGGAAGACTGGGTGATGTGGAATGGGAAAAATCTACCGGCTAAATTGGTAAAAGAACTCCCACCCCAACCTGTATCTCCGGCCTATAAAGGCGCTAAATTTTTCCAACCTTTCACCGCCGACCAAGTCACAAACAACATCAAGCTCAAACGCGTCATCCGCTGGGCCACCGCAGACCTTTTCCTTTCTCCTGCGCGCATGTCTCAGCACTCGCAATGGCAAGAGGGTAAATTCGATATGGGTCCACTCTGGCCCTTCGACGATGCCAACGCCGCGATCTTCGAAAACTATCCCCTAGACGAACTCGGGGCGTACCAGTTCGCACTGGAGAGTGTCTACCTCCCATCTAACGAACATGTCTGCGTCGAGGAACCCGACGATCATCTTCATGACTCCTGTGTCGAGAGCCCCGAGTACGGCCTCGAAACCGAACCCGACAAAGAGACGAGCGCCACTCTTTTGCCTGCCATCGAGGAGATTCAACGTCTGCTCGTGAACCGAGGGTATGACCTAAAAGTAGACGGCGTGTATGGCGCCAAAACCAAGGAGGCTGTAGTCCGTTTTCAAAAGAGATGGAATGACAACAACTCAGAGCATCTAGTAGCAGATGGGATCGCTGGCCCTAAAACACTCGAAAGATTGAAGAGGTAAAAAATTGGTCGCACAGTTGAAAATCACAAAGAATTGCGGACGTTGTGGCAAGGCCGAAGAGACCATCGGAACCCTCGAGGACGCGCAAAAACTGATGGACCAGGTACAAGCGCGTAAGACGTCACTGGCCTATTTGGATGAAGTCATTAGTGGCCTCGCGGATATCGATGAGCCGCCACAAGTCATCGTCGCGACCCTCAACCTCGAGACCAAGAAGTACGACTACAAGGTCATGTACGACCTGTGCTCCAAGGAAGCCGGCGAAGGAAAACGCCGCGGCTGCGTCGCCCGTGTAGCTGACCTGGTAGTCGACATCTTCAACCTCAAGGACGAAGACGCTGAACCCAAGGTTCGCAAGCCCCGGACGAAGAAGGTGGCTACGGAACATAAGAGCACCGATACCCCCATCTCTTCCCTTACCCCTGGAGAAGCGATGGAAGAAGCGCTAAACGCCTAATGGAAAAGTACGGCGTAGAAGAGTTCATTGAGGGACTACGTAAGTACGCCAAAGGCGGAGCACTGTGTTGCCCCATTTGTGGAAAAGAGGTGCTGGATGCCGAAGGCCCAACCCCGCGCTGTCCAGAACACGGTAGCGCTCCATTCGAAGAGATTCCGCGGGACTGACCGCGAAGCTATTCGAAAAATTCGGGCACTGTATATGGTCGTTTATAACAGTGACCATAGCCTTATTCCCTTAGCGGTAGAACTCTTTCACGCTGTAGGTGCGATCCTCGAAGGAACCCCCATGCGGCATATAGACCTCCGGTTGGTCGATAAAGATGCCGTGTTACGTGAGCTCAAAGAAGCAGGAGAAATCGAATGACCCAAGACGAAACTGAAAAAGTGGTATCGAGTAAAAGTGCGGAAGAAGACGCGATTGTGCGTGACCTTTGTGCCGACATGGACGAAATTATTCCTCCATTAAATACTCCCAAGGAGGTTCCACCCCTTCCACTTTCTTCCGTGAAGAAAATAGTGGTAAGTAAGAAAGAACTGCCGGGTGCCTCGGTCATGAAGATGAAGCTCAAGGACATCGAACTCTCTTCCAAATGGAATCGGGATAAGTTGCAAAACATCGATAAACTTGCTCAGTCCATTCAAGCAGAGGGACAAATAACCCCCATTCTCGTCCGTTTGCGTGAGGATGGAAAAGCTATACTCGTCGATGGACGGCGCCGTTATGCCGCCCTAAAAGAAGCAGGAATCGCTGAAGCTCTCGTATCTGTTCGAGATTGTGACGAGCGGGAAGCACGTCGTATCAGCACCGCCGCAAATACAGCGCGGGAAGAGCATACTCCCCTAGAACTCTGCAGAACGTTTAGCGATATGCGTGATGCGGGAGAAACTATCAAACAGATTGCAGTTACCACCTGTCATAGCGAGAACGTGGTAGCACAGCATCTACGTCTGGAGTGCCTACCAGACGAAGCGAAGAAGATGCTTAACGCGGGCAAACTCGATTTCACAGCAGCACACGCCCTGTGTCGTTTGAACTACGACGACAATCGAGACCTCAAGTTTTTCGACAAGGTTTTAACCAAAATCAAAACGGGAAAACTGACGGCGCTGTCCGTAGCGACCGTCGTTGATACGTGGATCAATCGGCGTAAAGAAGCCGATAAGGCGGCGGGAAAGAAGGAGGAGAAAAAGCGTGGCCGAAAGGTTACGTCTAAGAAAGAGAACTACGACTATCTCGATCCTTCTTACCTGAAGCAGATCAAGCCGTTATCCGCAAAGCAAATCGGCTCGGTCTTGAATACGTATCAGGAAAAGAAAAACAACGCGCGCAACGCAAACATTCGTGGTAAATACGATTACTTCATGCAAGGAGTTCAAGCGGCCGCGGGTCTCGCGCAAATCGACTAATAGAGCTCGGAAAATTCCGAGATCGCGCAAGACTTCTGCAGTTTCGTCTTCAATCTCATTAAAACCCCATCCCTAATTTGTCTCACGCGTTCGGATGTAATTCCTGCCGCGGAAGCAATCTGCATCAACGTTTTCTCCTCCGTCCTTCGGGTCTCTTCTGCGACATCATAATGTTGGAGAATAATAAATTTGTCCCGGGGACGGAGGTCTAAACTATCTACTACCCTACGTAATAGCGCCGCACTATCTGCATCTATCGCCTTGGTTTCAACAATGTCGTCATCATTCGTTACCAGCGCTTGAGAAGGAGTGTTTTCTAGTGGTATAAGGGAATGGTATGCTAGGTCTTGCTCCACCATCACTTCAAAACTGTCGTACTCTGGCAATGATTGTTTATCTCGCTGTCGATGCAAAGGGATATGTACGAGACTCGATTTATGCAATTCATCCCATATTTCTTTTCGAATCCACCAAGCGGCATACGTTAAAAAACGTGTGTTATGCTTGAACTCATATTTGTCAATAGCTAAGACAAGACCGACATTTCCTGCAGAAATTAAACGTTGAATGGAGGAGGTGGACTTAGCGAATTTTTTAGCAATCTTCACAACAAAACGGAGGTTCGCTTGTAAGAGTTTTTCGCGTGATACTAAATCCCTAGAAGCTCCACACCATGGACAATACGAAGGAGGTTTAAACGAATCAAAACGTGTCGTACACTTCGTACACACAATAGGGCGCCCCGGTTGGACATGTTCGGTGATTGGTTTTTTGCAAGTAGGGCAAAAGGCTTGTCGTACTAGTTTCGGAAGGCTTCTATTACATTGCGGACATGTTTTATATCGCGTTAGATATAGGCGTTCTTCTTCGGCGGATATTACCGCATGTTTTCCTACATCGTTATAGTATGCTTGGAATGTTCGATCACTATAACTTTCGCTCATCAATTACCTCCTGTTTATTTTTATTAGACCACAGAATGCTTGCATAGGGCAACATCCCAGTGGTAGGATTCCTGTCCCTCGAAACAGAGAAAGGTGCACGTCAAAAATGAGTAACATCGTGAAATCAGAAGTGGCCGCCCTCGAAAAATACAAAGATTATGAGAACTTCGTACGCGAATACGGCCAACGTATCTTAAGCGTTGCGCGCGATTATAAAGAGCCCGATGCCCTATTCGAGCTCGTCGACGCGCTTTCTGATGAAATCCCACAAAAAGAAGCACTTTACGATGTCTTAAAACGGCTTAACCCCGAACGTAAAGGAATCGTTAGTGAAAAAATACAGGCGTTTCACACGGACCTCCGCTTATTCCACGGAACCGGAAATGACCCAAATCGCCCTGTCGATTTAATCCCGGGGGAGATGTATTACAGTTCAGGTGAAAAGGTTGGAAAAGAATTCATCGGTACTCCTATCTTTATTTGGGAGGGGCGTGAATTGGCGGAAAAGAAAGCCCCCGATGACGATGCGATGCCTAAGGTGATGTGTTATTCCAATGACCGTAAAATTGGGTCACATTTCGGTGAATGTCAAAAATGCACATACCTACCGTGGCGTAAAAAGGCAGAAGACGAAGAAAAGTCGGACATGTACTGCCGTAACTATGTAAACGCGTTTATGCTGGCACAAGATGGACGTGAACTCGTTCTCGTGCGTTTCAAGAATACGTCCGAAGGAGCAGGACGCCAACTCCTGAAATTTGCCGGAAGAACCCCGCAACTCTGGTATCGCTGGTACTCCATGAAGACGCTTGTTCAAACCAGTGAGACCAACAAGAAGGCACGTTGGTTTATCTACGTGGTTGGGGCCATCCCTGGTCCCGAGGGGCTAGTTCCTCCGGCCCTGTCGCCTATCTGTGACGCTCTCTACTGCGCCGCAGGGCGTGACTATGTCTTCCCCGCCATCGCTCGTAGTTATGCAAATGTGCCTGAAGAAGACCCCACTGTAAAAGCAGGTGAAACGGCCGGGATACCGGCGTTAGTGACACCTGCAACTGACGCAGCATTTGGGTACGGAGCCATCAACGAAGATGCATAACGCGTCAACGGAGATGCACGGTTAAGAGTCGGACGGCTGGAGCGCGGTATCCCAACAAGGGGGTACTACGCTTCAGCCGTCTTTTTTTCTCGAGAGGAATTTCAGCATGTCTGTAGAAGCTACCCCATTTGTGAAAAAGTACGCCCCTTGGTCTGCTAGCAAAGCGGATACTGCCCAACAGTGTCCTCTCAAGTTTAAGCATACGTACGTAAATAAAATGACTAAAGGACGTCTGGGGGAAGAAGCTCAAGTGGGAATTGTGGTTCACAAAATTCTGGAGCTCTGCTTATCGGGGTACTCGCTCGATGCCGCTAAAAGTGAAGCGATGTCTGACCCCAAGACCAAACTCCTGACTTTAGAACGTGAGAAAGTAGAACTCGCAATGCCTGCGGTTGCTACTTTCATGAAACGTACCACTAATTTCATCGAAAAAATGGGCGGTGCTGAGATTCTTATCGAGAGGAAAGTAGCGACGACTTTTAACGGACGTCCTCTTCAGTTTTTTGATAACTCCGGACTACTGCGAGGAGTTATCGATGTCGCTATTCTTTTTAACAAAAAGCCCCACATCATGATCATTGACCACAAGACAGGTAAAAACCGCGGACTTGAGTACTATAAGTGGCAATTCTTATCTTACACACTCCTCACCAAAGCAAATTATCCTCAAATTACTCATGTAATCCCGGCGATTCATTGGGTGCAAGATGAATACACCGACGTGGGTAAACCGATAGAGGTTGATAGCGTTCTCCCGTGGATTGACCAGGTGATAGAACACCTCAACAAAACCACGAAAGACGCCGCTGAAAACCTCGACCAAGGCAAACCTAGTAAGCTCTGTGGGTGGTGTGATTTCAAATCACGTTGTCCACTAGCGGTCCATGTGACAGGAGACCTAGATGGCCAAGACGAACAAGGCAGCGGAAATTGTTAAATTTGACAAATCCTTAATAGACCGAGTTTGGGAAGGTATCACAGTTGAGAATTGGCTTAACCTCCAAAATAGTGGGTCGTTAGGCCTCCGTAAGAACCGTGAAGATGACATCGTTAGCCTTTGTCCGCATCCTGACCACGCAGATACTTCACCTTCTTTTCATATTTATCCTAAGAAAAAACACGGACATTGTTTTGGTTGCGGATACCACCCTATCGATCCTATCGAACTCATTTCTAATATATGCAAGACAACTTACACGGAAACCCTCATCTATATTTCTAGTAGTTATCCAGGGGTACAATTTCTTAAGAACAGCACTTACATTACGCAGAGCGAACAGCAGTTACTCACCCAGGAATCTAAAGAATTATTTTATGAAGTCTGCCATCAACAACTCATATTGGCCGCGCAAGCGTATGCTAAGGGATTAGCAATAGCGGCAAATCCTCGTAACAAAATAGAGGAAGATTTATATAGCGACGATGGCGCTGAGGGCGATGTCTCGAAATTAAAAGATGACCCCGACTACCCCGGGGATACGACGACGGATAGCGTTCCTCCTCCACCTTTTCCTTCTAACGTAATCCCTATTACCGCAGGAAAAGACGGCATAGGCCTTTTAGATTTTGACTATGCTACGCAAACAATTCATTGGCTCGTGTCCGTACGCAAATTGCCTTTGAATATTCTACCTGACCTTCCTATCGGGATAGTCCCTCCTATTTCTGCTATCCCTAATTTAGCGAAACAACTTCTTGAAAGTCCTAACCGTAAAACCAAACACGATAACGCTTTAGCATTAATACAAACTATATCGGAATTCTTAAATAAAGACGTGAACAAGGGTGTGTCCAACAGCGCGACAGGTGGCGTCGTGTTTCCCCTCTGTACGGCAGAAGAACACATCGCCGCATTTCGCATACGGCTTCCAAATGCTGTAGGAGCAAACAAACGCATCACGCTCCTCCAGGATAATTTCGAGCCTGGAATGGGTTTTTTCGGATTGAATTTCGGACCCTACCGAGAATTCCTACGGAATAACTCGACCCAAAAAATAAAGTCTTACGTCGTTGTAGAGGGTGAATTCGACGCGCTACAGCCCATGGTACAATGCCTTCAAACAGGCGTGGTCGAATGTGCCGTCGTGAGTGCCGGAGGAACGAGCTCCTTAGCTGCCTTCGATTCAGTAATACAGCTGAACGACGTCAAGTATCTGTATCTCATAGGGGATGCTCCTTCGAAAGGTAACTCGAACTCAAGCGCGAATGTTCTGGCGCAGTGGATAAACACCATCACCGCCCCCGAGTGTGGCGTCGTCATCTTCACAGATGCCGCCTGGGAAAAACTGGCTCCGGCAGAAGACTTGGATAATGCTTATGTCCTCCCCGCACTCAGTCCTCAATTTATTTCTTCCACGATACTAGACAAAGATAGTTATAAACCGGCTTGGAGTTGGTTAGTTGATGCGGCCATACTACAACTCCAGGAATACACGGCGGATGATGTCACTACCATGACCTCTACCGCGATTTCTGTAGGGCGTACGCTACATCGAAAAGAAGACATAGAAGCGTATGTCCAAGCTCTCTGCAATCTGTACCCAATCCTACGACCCAATCCTATTAAGAATGGAATCATATCGAACGATTCCAACATAAAAACGTATATCGACCGCGTTGCAGAAGTTTTAAGGTCACTCTTCACGGTAATTGGCGTAGACCGAAGTTCAAGCGAGGGTGCTACACTAGTCCTTTATAACAAGCGTCAAAAACAATTCGCACGAGTTAAATTGGACAGCGAACGCAGCATCATCCAGGAAATCGCAAGTATCACAGGAACTATTATAACCTTTTTAGAAAAAGAAGTAGGCCTACCTTCATGTATCGTCATCCCCGATAACTCGCTCAGTCGTATCGATAAAGAATTGAGATATATCCTGCGCGAGGCCGTATTACAACTAGTCCCCGATGCTCCCAGTATGAGCAACCTCAAGAACATACGAAATGGATATCACCACCTAGATTCAAAAGAAATTTTAGTTCACGGAACAGACGCCTACGACATAATACGTACCGACAACGATATCTCTTATAACCTCCTCCCTTCTCCCCGTATTGGAAATATTCTCGTCGATACTTACAAAGATGACGCCGTCATAAATCGCAAATGGTTCAACCGACTAGAACCTCTTACTCCAGACGTACTTAGAAAAGCGCAGCAGTACGATATGAAAAAGGTATATCATGATCTGTGCCGCTATTTCGACACCGGGTTTATCTTTGCCCAGCAAGACCTAAACTGCCAACTACTAGCGGCCCTGATTTTGACCTTTCCTATTATGTCCTGCTTCGACCGGCAAGTCGTCGTGCACTTTACAGGGGAAACAGGGTCTGGAAAAACCACCCTACAGTCTGTTTTCAGCGAGGTAGAAAAAGATTCGAGCAATTTGAGTATTCAACTCCTGTATGCGTCACGTTATGTTCAGCATATAACCGTTCCAGCCCTAGCGTTTGATGCTGAGGATTGTGCTATCCTGTACTGCGTAGACGAACTTGAATCAGATACCGTCAAAAATAAACAGGCGACTGACCAATTTCTAGAAATGTTACGTGGAGCTACTTCTGGAAATAGCTCCCGAACAACCATGAATAGGAATGGAGAAGGGACTATAACACGCTGCATTAATGTCCCCGTGATATTCGGAAGTATAACAGGGACAGACAAACCCCAAGACCTAAATCGTATCATCAGTATTAACATGGTCAAACGTATAGGATATTCCGACCCAAACTCTTCGATTCATCGAGTCTTTTCCCCCCAAGAACTGTATGATTTACGCTTAGCTGTCAACTTTGGTATGTATTCACATATTCCTAAAGTACGTGAACATTACACTGCATTCAGATCGAGCTACGACAAAATTAAAGACCAATTAGAATCATCAGTTGAATTCCGATTCATGTCCGCATTTTTCCCCGTCTTCGCCGTGCTTGAAACGATTGGCATTGACTATATGTCCTTCTTTAAAGAGTACGTAAAAAATAATGAGTCGTTAATCCGGCGCACGACCCAAAGTAGCGATGCCGATACGTATCTCACCAAGATACTCCACCACAGCGTAATCCGCCTATCGGATTTCAAAGAAACTGCGCAGTGCCAAAGCTTAGCGCGCATAATAGCCAACCGCTCATGGCGCCAAGAACTCAACGATACAGGTGTAGGGGTATTCTATGACGAACTAAAACAATTAATGCTTTTCAATATCGAACAAGTTATAACGCACCTCCTACCTAGTCACGAGCGAAACACTAACGCCACAAGTGCTTTGAATTTACGTAATACGCTCGGACGACATCCCGCGGCACTAACCGATGAAGCGATTAAAGAATCCGGTATCCTCAGTCGTGCTTCTATGTCTATGGGAATAGGCGTGAGCATCGACAACGTCATGGTATTTAACGGGAGATACTGGTTGGATGCCCACGACGCAAACATTAAGAGCGCTTCTTTAGCAGATAAGGGAAAAGAAAAGAAAAAAGAAGAAGCAGAAGAAATGCAGGAGGATGAGATCACGGAGGACACAATCGATGCTGACTTCTAATGACTCCCCTAATGTCGCAGGCCCTATCGCGGATTGTTACACCTGCAAGATGGCCGGCGCCTGGAACTTTCCAAACTGTCCCACGTGTCCAAGCTACCAAAAAAATCATTTTGCAGTAAGTCATGGGAGCGGACCCCAAACAGCTAATTACATATGCGTGGGAGAATCCCCCTACATACTCACTCTTGCCTCAAGTGGAAATCATTCGGGTTGGATTAAGGACATCGAACGGTCTGCTCGCCTGACCTTTGAGACACTAGACAAAAAGTACAACAACCCCGTGGGGCATTTTACCTATGCCGTTCGATGTCAGGCTGAAAAACCCAGCGCCAAAGAGATAAATGCATGTGCTCCAAATCTCATCGCGGAAATTCTCGAGTGTAGTGTACCCGAAAAACCCATATGCATATTTGTTATGGGTGCGACCGGGTTAAAAGCTCTTGGAATCCAATTCAAAAAATACATGGAGGTCATCGGGAAAACAATTGAAACGACTATCGAAGGTAGACGTGCCTTCGTATTCGTCTCCCTATCAAAACGTCAACTCGTGACAAAGGCGGGTTACTCTGAAATTCTAACACGTCAAGTCGAAGTCTTCCTCGAAATGGTTAAAAAGAATATGGAGGGAACCTTAGAGGACCAACGCACCATCCTAGCGCGCCTATCCGAGAAGTACCGTTACCCTAAAACAGTGCAGGAACTCGACACCCTCGTCACCGATATCCTACGAGAAACTACCGATAAAACTCCGATATCAATCGACACTGAAACAAATTCACTCTACCCCCACAGGTCGAAACTAAAGTTACTCATGGTATCCGTCAGCTGGGGCACAGGACGTTCTGCTGCTATCCAACTTGAACACCCTGAATCGGTTTTAAAACTCGAAGATGCTCGGCCTCATCTCGAGCGTCTATTTAGCAGTTCTAGATACAAAGTATTTGCGAATGCTAAATACGACCTCAAGGTTTTAGAGCGAAAAGGATTTAAGATAAGACGACTCTCCTGGGACGTGATGCTGGGCGAACATTTGATAGAGGAGGATAAAAAAGGATTCTACGGATTGAAAAGCATTACACGCTTGCGCCTACCTGAATTCGCGGCCTACGAGGACGAACTCAAAGAGATTTATGCCAAGCGCATGGATAACGATTCCCTCGTCCCAGCACCTGTCACCGAAGAAGATGAAGAAAAACTTCTTTTAAAACGGGTCAAACCCAAGCGTAAAAAGAAGGTTAAAGCAGAAGGACCTAAGTTATCTCGCCTCGAGAAGAAACTCGCGGAGGATGACGGATTTCAAGCCATCCCTCTCCGCGACCTTCTTCAATACGCGGCCTTCGATACCGACGTCACGCTCCGTATCGCAGCTCAGCAGCGTAAAGAACTCACCAACGAATCACGTAAACTCGAAAAGAAACGCCTCGAATTCCTAGGCAGTACTTCTGCTAACTCGCGGAACATAGGGGAAACTCTTTGTCCCATCCCCAATCCTCCGCAGTACAACATGTCTGCCCGCATCATTCCGACAACCCGCGTCCTCGCGAAGATGGAACTCCATGGAATGGCTGTGGACCGCGAGTACATTCTCCAATTGCAGATCGCCATGGACAGTTACCTCGCGAGCTCGTCCGCCATCTTCTCTGACATGCTGCCCGTGGGCTTCGCCGACTTCAACCCCGCCAGCACCCAGCACGTGGCCAAGGCCCTCTTCTCCACCGGGTACCTCCAACCAGGGACCGGAGCGCTCGTCTGCTACGCCGGGAAGATTGAGCCCCCTCGCACGGAGAAGGGCGCTATCTCCACCGATGCCAAGTTCCTCAAGTTCCTCGCGACCACCCACAAGTGCGCGCTCAGTACTGCCCTCCTCGAGTTCCGCGGCATCAGCAAGGCCAGGTCGACCTTCATCGAGAACATCGAGGTGCTCAGCCGGGAAGATGGAAGGATGCATTCGAACTTCCATCAACATGGAACGGCGACGAATCGGTTATGTGTTTCGAAGAACACTATTCTAGAAACATCGTTGGGGTCCTATAAAATCCCAGAGGTGGACGTTACAAAGAAACCAAAAATTATTTCCCACACAGGCAAATGGCAAACAATTACTGACCTTACTTATAAAGGTCGTGACTCTATGTTCCGCGTAACACTTAGAAATAAGTCTAAAATAGAGGTTACGGCTGCGCACAGATTTCTCACACCTACTGGGTATAAACATCTTTACAACCTTCACCCTTCGCACGAAGTTATGACTTATCAAGATGGACTGTTTGTAGCGAATCGCATCGCCTCCATTCGCCCTCTCGGAGTAATGGATGTCTGGGATATCCAAGTCGAAGAGGACCATTCGTATGTAGCGCATGGGTTTGTAAACCACAACTCTTCTAGTGAAGAGAACATGCAGAATATCCCTAAGAAAATAGGGAAACCACCCCACCAATACAACATCAAACGTGTATTTATATCCACCCACCCCGACCTCATCCTCGTCAACGCCGACGCCAAGGCCGCCGAGGTCCGCGTATACGCCGCGTATAGCCATGACAAAGCGCTCATAGCCGCGCTTAACGACGGCATGGACCCGCACAGCTTCTTCGCCTCCACCGTCTACAACGTGGACAATCTCCTCAAGGACATCGCCCCCGGACAAAGGAGTGGGGTCCTCGAGACCATCGGCGTCGACATGAAACACGCCTGGAACTATGCCGACTTCGAGGCACGGGACTCCATCAAGAAGACAGACAAGGTTTATGGAGAGCAACTCGATGCCCTCCGAAAGAACATCAAGCGAGTCGTGTTCGGCATCCTGTATGGCGCCGCTCCGAAGAAGATTGCAGGCATCGTAGGCATCCCCGATAACCAGGCCCAGGCCATCATCAAGTCCCTCTTCGATATGTTCCCATCCATCAAGGGTTACATCCGAGCGACCAAAGACCAAGTCACCCACCTCGGTATCGTAGAGACGTTCCTCGGTCGACGACGTCACCTCAGTCTGAAGAATCTCCCCAGCATCATGCGCGGGCGCGCAGAACGCCAAGCGGTCAATTTCAAGATCCAAAACACCAGCGCCGAGATGGTGCTCGACGTCCTCTGCGCCACCGACCCCGTCATCAGCAACGACTTCGGCGGGAACATGCTCAACACGGTACACGACTCGCTTGTGTTCCAAATCCCGAAGAAGTACGTGCACCAAATGCCCGCCTTCATCCAGGACTACGGTGTGAAACAGGTCGCACAGAAATTCCCCTGGCTCCCTGTCCCCTTCTCATGGGACGTCGAAGTGGGCAATACCTACGGCGATTTGATGCCCGTGAACACCTTCCTATCGGACCACCCCGAGCTCGCCAAGAGCGACAACGACGATGACGATTATCTGGACCTGGAAATCAGAAATGCCCTAGCTGCAGAAGGTGCTGCAGAACAATCCGCGGCCTAACGCTCAATTCTCAATCCTTCCAAAATTTAAGATCATTCATGATGATCTTAAAAGCCAGCCAGCCAAAGAGTCCCGCGTGGAGGCAGTCGTCCGGTTTCTGTGGCGAGTGCCTCCACACCTTCCTACCCAACATCGTCACCTCTTCGTATTCATTTAAGATGTCCGCAAGTGCAATGGACATCTCCTCCCTAGGCCCAAACTGTACCAACTTTTTCTTAAGCAACATCACATAGTTATCGATCATTGTCGTGCGGTCTAGTAGATAACGGTCTTGCCCGTTCCAATTCAAAGCCTTGGCATACGCTCCGTATTGCACCTGCGTCATACGGTTGGCACCCAACGCATTTCGCAAGACGTCATTCGGGAGGCTTCCTTCTCCCGCATCACCCACGGCGTAAGCCACCCGATAATAATTACAGACTTGGATAATCTCTTCGACTGAATTTACAGGGTTAATACCAGGATAAATACGATAAAAAAGACAGCGAAGAATTCCGCTCGCTTTATGTTCTCCCCATATCCATAACACAGTACGCGACACGCCAGACGTCCCACCTCCCGACCAGTCTATTCCCGCAACAGTTATTGCAATACCATTCATATTCATAGCGTTTGGGACAGCTGAGAGTGGGAGTCCCGTACAAAGTCCCTCAAGCTCGTCTTTCGCAATCATTCTCGCGCCGAGCGAGTCCGAAACACCTAATACCTCATTTCGAAATGTCGTCGCTGGAAGATTTTCACGTTTATAAAGAATGTCTTTCCACTGCTTCGTAGCGAAACGAACATGGTCCTGGTTATACCCCGCCTTCTCTACCGCCACAGGGTTACAATCTGGCATCGAAGGTTGACAGATGTGAAAACCTTTTATGCGATCTTCCTCTTCAATTAAGGACTTCTCTGCTAAGGGTTCGGCTGTATCAAGCCACTGTCCCTCAAATGGATTCAAATAAGACCCGCACTTCAGACAAATCATGCCTTTCAAGCCAATCGATTTTTCTGAATCTGCGTACTGATACTTCTTACAACTATTGCATTTCATTACCCATTCAGTCTGGGTACTCATCTCCCAGAGGTACTGAATGGTGTTCTCCATCGTCTTCGGTGTCCCCGCGTAGGTCTCATAGGCGTATTGTGAACGCGCCAAACATTCGTTACCGACCGTAATCACCGGGTTATAAAGAAGGTCCTGGACCTCATCATAAACATTTCGGTCGGTAGACAAACCACGGATACGGTCAGCATCGTCCAGTGCATAAGCAAACGCCATCTCAGACCCGTTCGTGAACTGCTTGTGCAACACGCGGTCGGAAAGCTCGGGACTCAAAAACTTTTTATGGATGATGGGGGAGTACCGCATAACTTTTGTAACGCGCGAATTCGAAAAACGCATGGTCTGTTCTTTCGAAGGCGTTACAAACATTACGGAAAAATGTGGTATAAGAGAGCATTCAGCTATGCCGAAATTTGCCAGGGTCGTGGACTTCGCGACCTGCCGGCTAGTTTTTAATAACGTTCTGCGCCAGCGCCCATCGTAAAAGGCCCGATGCGCTGGCCACATATCGAGACGGAAAGGTTTACCGTTTAGATATAACCAGGCCTCACAGACTTCGCTAATGGTGGCGGAAACTGACTTCATCTAACGAAAGGATAACAGACAAATGACGAAAAACAATAGTGAATCCACAAATGTAGAGGATGCGAACTTCTTCGATCTCCCTCGGATGACCTTCGAAGAGATAAAAAGCGAATTACTAACGAACTCTGAGAACCCCTTGTACCGTAGAATACATTGCGTAGATGGAGGGGTAGGGCTGGGAAAATCTCAAAACGAAATCTCTCGCTTATTTGCGAAAATTTTCCCACCAATGGGTCGTGAGGAAATCTAAATAAAATGGCGCAAAACAATAATGAATCCAAAAATGTAGAGTACGCAGACCTCTACAATGTTCCTCGTGTAACTATCGGCGAGGGTAAAGAAGAAATCAAGATGAACTTCACCTACCGCTTATTCCGAGGCGTATTATGCTTCGTGGGGGAAGCGGGACTAGGAAAATCTCAAGCAGTACAACAAGCCGCACGTGAACTTGACGCGGACATCTGCGTATTAAATACCGCGCACTTCGGACTAATGACAGCAGGCGTCCCATCTACTAGAGACGTCGAGGAGGGTCGCTTTAAGATCAAAGTACCCACGATTCTTCCTCGTGCCGGAAAACGGAGCATTCTTGTTTTCGACGAAATAAACATGGGCCAACGCCACGCCATGGACATGTTTTTCACCATCCTTGAAGATCGGCGTGTCTTCGACTTCTACCTCCCTGACGACTGTCTCGTAGTCGCGCTCATGAATCCCGCCACCGGGTCTTACTCCGTCCAACAAATCGAAAACAACGCGGCGCTGCGCCGGCGTATGAAGTTTATGTACGTCATCTCTTCCACTGAAGAGTGGTTGCAGCACGCGCGTACTCGTGAGTTCCACTACAGCGACCGCATGTCCCCCGTCGTGCAATCTCCTGAGGTCCGTGCCATGTACGAGAACCACTATGAAAAAGCTGACCAACACAACCTCGGGATGTCCTGTCACGAGGCTGTCCGATCATTCATCGGAACATCACCGACCATGCTCTACGACGAGCAGAACAAGCTCAACAACCGGCCCTTCGCCTGCCCGGCTTCCTGGCAGACGATCTCCCTCGACTGCTACGCGCTCGAGCACGTGGGCATCCCCCTGACGAGCAGCCGAGCTCTGTCGCGCTTTGGCGCTACATTGAATATGTCGACTGCGACCCAGTTCCAGTCATTCGTCGAGGACAACAGCGTCATCCTGAGTCCCTTGGAATTTCTACAGGACTACAAGACTTTCATGCATAAGTTCCAAGAGGTGGAGGACGCCGGCAAGCAGCCGCGCCTCGTGGAGTTCGTCTACAACCTGCTAAATTACATGTTCGACTCGGAGTACAACGTCGACAAGGCCTACCCCGCGCTCTTCCACTTCTTCGAGAGCTGCGCCGCGGAATACTCGGCGCTCCTCACGGACAACATCACCGCCACCGCAACCCGGTACGGCAAGCCTGCCTACCGTGGGTTGCTCATCAACAGCTTCGTCAAGGACAAGGACCGCTTCCGGGCTCACCTGCGACACACGGAGAAGGCCCATGAGGCCGTAGACCGTTTCATCCGCCTCAACAACTGAACTAGCGCTGCCGCGCGGTCGAGAGATCGTCGGCGAGCTGGTCAGCCCACCTCTTCACGTACAGGTAACAGGCAGACAACTGGGCAAGCTGGACGCCAAGCTCGTTCTCGAAGAACTCGGTTCTCTCGAGGACGGTCTTGTCCAAGGCTTCCCAACTGTCTGCCACTTCTTTTTTCAGGGCAGTGGCATTGGAATTCTTGGGGAAGAGTCCCTCCAGGTTGTCCGCGACGAAATCAGCCAGGGGCTCGGGCGGGAACACATATCCCTCACGAAACAAACATACCGCAATATATTGCTGGACATCCTCGTCGAACTCGGGTATGGTTACCTGGTCGTTATCCAATCCCCTAATCACCCCAGCTTCGTAGACAGCCCAAGCCATGTGAGCAGCAGTGCATTCTTGCAACGCCTCTGGGTCAAAAAGTTCCCCATTCAAGGCCTGGACGGTGCGCTGGAAGACCAGGTTATCCCAGTAAAAAGCGGGATGGACGATGAGGGAGATAGCTGCCTGCAACTTGTTCCGCTCTTCGTCGGGGAGATTCACCCCATCCTTGTCCAGCGTCAGCCACACCGTCTCGGGCTCCCACTTCAGGATGTCTTCCCCGTAGACCGTCCGCGCCGCAAGATACAACCCCGCCGCCGTATTCGCCTGCGGGTCTTTGAGTACCTGCAGGGCGCCGTTGTTCGACTGCTCAGACGCCATCTTCGCCATCATACCCTGGCTGATGCCGGGTATCAGTCCCCAGAGCGTCTTGAAGCCTTCATGGAGCTCTGTCATGCGGCGTAGGGCGCGAGCTGCGTGGCCAAAGACGCCTTCATGTCGGCCGGCAAGGTCTGCAGGACCGTCTCCAGCATCGCCGGGTCAACCACACCCCCGGGCGCGAACTCTTCCACGAAGTCCGGGCCGAGGGCGTCGTTCCAAAAACTGGCCGGCAGTGAGGCGAGCTTGTTCTTGTCGAAGAGCATCCCGTTGAGCTCGAGCTGCTGAGCGGCCACCTTGGTCGTGTTCCACACCGTCAAGATGGGGTTCGGGAGGCTCTTGCCCACGTACTTCTCGATGCCGGCCAACTTGTCGAGCTCGGCGATGGCCTGGGCCAACTTCACTTGGTCCTCTTTCGACCCCAAGTATTTGTTGACATGCCGATAGGATTGCCCTAAGCTCTTGAACTCCACCGCAGCAATCTTATTTCCTACCCATTCAGAAGCTTCCGCTCTCGCATCTAACCAGTCCGCAAGGACTTCGGTATCCGTGAGCGTGTTGCCGGCGTACTTCTGCAGAATCGGATTCACCGTAACCCCAAAAGTCTCTGCCACCTTCGCCAAGTTATGACAGGCCTCGGTGCGCTGCTCGTCCGTGAGCACGTGCGCCTGCTTCTCCAAGGCATCCACGGCGTACAAGACGTCTTCGGCCGATGCCACTCGAAAACGATTCAGCTCGGGGAGCAGGTGATACACCGCGCCGGCCGTCTTGGTATTGGACGGAACCAGCAAGTCCTCGGGGATGGAATGCGCGTCACACGCCAGCTTCAGGCTTTCCTGCACATGCGCGGGAAGTTCCCCGGCGTGCTTGGCGTAAGCCTGTGAAATTGCTGCGTGTTCCTTGGTATGAATAGGAAAGACCCGCTTTTCCGGCCAAGCAAACGCTCCCGCGGGGAGAGCTTCAAACTCCTCAGGGGAGAGCTCCGCTGCTTTGGCGAACTCTACCAGCCCCGGATACTGCTCAGACAGGACTCGAAGATTCGAAAAAGCAGGATCATTTGTGACGTCGATGATGCTCATTGGGTATCCTCTCAACCGTGCGTGATACATGCACAACTCCAAGTATATTAGAAAGGACCAGGAATGTCAGCCCTAGACCGGACACCTCTGCAAAATGCGTTTTACTGGCTCGGAAGTTATCGTGGCGACAATAACTTCTTCGGACGAATTCTAAATAGTTGCCGCCGTAATTACACAGTCCTGAAAGCTCCCGCAGGCATTGCAATTGATAACGCAGGCAGATTCTGTTTGCATGTCGACCTTAAAAAGTTCAACGCCCAACCCGTTCCCATGCAGCTCTGCATATTGGTACACGAAGCTGCACATCTAGGATTTCGTCATCACGAAAGAATGCTTCGAACAATTGGAGGGGCTAGAGTCCTCTCGGCCAATCCAAAACTACGAAAAATATGGGAGACACTGAATATAGCCGCAGACCTCACGGCGAACGACCTCGCGGTACGGCCCTTAATAGTAGGAAAAAACGTAGAAGCCTTTAAAATTGTTTATGAAAAGGCACTCTTCCCTGAAAAATGTAACCTCCCTCAGGGGTTGAGCATGGAAGAATACTTTTTGCTACTAATGGAAAGAGAAAATGCGATAGCTGAAATTCTTAAGAAGATAAAAGAAAACGAAATGATGCTTAATATGAATTGCTTCGGGGACCCCGATGATGAACCTGAAGAAGGTCAAGACCCCGGAGACAACGAAGACCCTGAACGCGAGGAAGACCCCGAGGATAATGAAGACCCCGAAGATGACGAGAATGACGAAGGAGACGATAAAGACCCCGAAGATGATGACTACGAGGACGAGGACGACAACGACTACGGGGACGACGAAGACCCCGAGAGCGAAGAAGACCCCGAAGATGATGAAGACTGTGGCGACTTCGATCCACTGTTCCCCCGGGACACTGAAAAGGCTCTAGGGAAGATACTGAATATGTCCGGGGGCGAGCTCGAGCGCCTCGCAAACGACATCCAGCGAAACGCTGCGTCTGCCGTGCGTACCGCTGTCGAGCAAACAACACGCAACCGCGGAACCATTCCCGGGTGCATGCAAAAGATTGTCGAAGAGCTTCTTACAGAACCCCGGGTACCCTGGCCTATCGTCCTCAGGAACCAAATCAAGAGCGTCATTAGTAACAAGTTGATTTATTCTATGAATCAGCCAAACATCGCGCTGTATCCAGTCCTCGATGAAGGGATTGAGCCTTTCCCCGGTTACAACCACGACTTCACTTTTCGTATCACACTCGCAACAGATTCAAGCGGGTCCATGAGCGACGACAACTTCGCAATCTGTATCAACGAACACATAGCCATCCTACGTCAATTCCAAGGCGTAATGCTTCGCGCCATCACCTTCGATCACGGGATTCAATACGAAGAACTCTTTACCCGCACCTCGAGTGACTCCGAGATTCAAGAGATAGCCAAAACACTGCGCATTCGCCACGGATATGGAGGTACTGACTTCTGTGCTCCCTTTCGACGCGTACTCGGGAAAGACACCGCCAAAGACTGGTCTGTACCGAGGCCCGACACGCAACCCTTCGCAACCGACCTGATGGTCATCTTCACCGACGGAGAAGCTCCCGTCAGCGACATACAAGGAGGACCCATGCCTAGATTAAAACCCCCCTGCCCCGTCATCTGGGTCATCTGCCCAAAAGGTTCAGTCCACCCTGCCATGCAGGATATCGTGGTGAAAATTGATGACTGAGCCGATCCCCATTCTCCGGATAAACCGTCCAGACCGCTTTTCACGGGTGCACGTCTCTTCTAAAGAACCCAACCGAATACCTTGGAACATCTACTACATTGTCCCAACGGTTAACGAGGAGGAATTGGCGAAACTCTTTAGGACCGCCTGGGTCGTGCATCCCAACACAAATACAACCAGCGTTATAACCACCGAATGGGCCTATTCAGGACATTACCCTCCCGCCACCTACATCCGCGAAGAGCTCCGAAATCTTCTCTATCGAAATAAAGCTTGCCTTGTAATTCCCACGTACATTAATCGAGACCAGCATTACGCCTACCAATACGCACGAAAAGCAACGAAAGCAAAAACAACAAATCTAGGCACTGGTCTAGGAAAATTCTATTTCCTGCACGAGAGCAAATTCGAGCCCGCGTGTCTGTACTGCCCCCGCTCCGTCTACTTCCTGACAGGCGCGTGCGTCCCTGGAACAAATTCCTGTATCTCAACCTATTGGAGGAAGAATGGTTCCCTCGTATGATTTTTATCCCCTCCCAGTAGATAGCCCTATACTCCCACGACCCTTCGATTCCACGAGCCTCTCGAACTTAATACAAATTAGAAATAAAACGCTCTGGTACGTCGTCGTAGCAGACGACAAGAGCCGGTACATTCATCTCCATATCAAAAAGAGGCGTGGGAATATACGACTACTCCACGCTCCAAACCCCGTAGTCAAATTCGCACAGAAGAGGCTGAACAAGAACTTCTTAGACCTGCTACAAGAACACCTCCCCATCTACGTCACCGCCTACCGTGTAGGAAAAGATATCGCCTCCGCGGTAACACGGCACATCGCCAAATGTCCGATATGTGACGCTGCAATCGAGACCCCGCCCAAACACAACTGCCCCCGCAAGGGAGCCTATATTCAAATGGACCTAAAAGATTTCTTCCACCGCACCCGTCGATGGTGGGTAGGAGAGATGCTCGAAAAGAATCTAGGGTATCCAAATGAAATAGCAGGTCCGATAAAAGGGATGGTCACCGTCCGTGACATTCCTTGTCCCACTAAAAGATACCCCGATGGGATACGTTTTGGTGTCCCTCAAGGCGCTCCTACCTCTGGCGCCATCTGCAATCTCGTCGCGTACTATCGTCTGGACAAACCCATCTGTGAATACCTCGAAACTCTAAACGTGAAATACAATCTGCACGGCGAACGTGTCTGGGTATACTCTCGGTATGCTGACGACCTCGCTTTTACGTGCGGACGCGATTTCCCATTTAATGAAAAGGTCGAGATTGTTCAAGAGCTCATTCGAATCATCGAAGAGACAGGTTACGCTGTTAACCGTCGCAAGGTGCATATCCGCTCTTCGAATAGAACGAAGGACCTATTGGGCCTGAACTTCAGCGATAGGATTACAATCGCACGCGTGGAATACCTGCGTCTTCGCGCTATCGTCCATAACTGTCTCATTTATGGATTAGAGACGCAATACAGGCGTGCCAAATTCGGTTCCCCAGAGCAGTTACTGTTCTGGTTGAAAGGCAAAGTAACGTATGTACAGCAGGTCGACCCTAGAAAAGGAAGTAATCTCCACACCGAGCTCTGTGGAGCCATCGCCAACTATTCAGCGCTACACTGTAGCGAAGATGGGACCTAAAGACGACACTGGACTTCTAATATTCGAGACATGCCTGACCACCCGCCAAGAGCTCTACGATTTCGCCAAATCCCTCTCCGACTTGAAACTGGAACGACACTTATATATAAAAGTTTTCAACGACGAACTGACAGTATCAACCTATCCAGACCTCAAGAATAGTGGATTCGCAACGGACTCCTTCTGGGATTTAGTTGGATATATCTCCCCGGAAGGTGAAATAAAAATTGGTACCATCCACGAATTCCGCCGCGACTGCATGTCTCCTCGCGTCCTATTCGGCTGTTCTAACTGCGTTTCAGACTCCTCCGAATTTCCCGGAGACCCCTGCCTCTTTTATCCGCGTCCTAAATACCTCGAAAATGATTTGTACGCCGAGGACTGGATAGACGAATTAAAGAAACGAAAATTCCCAGCTATTGGAAATTTTAAATATATCTCACCTCTTTATACGAAGCCTCTCACCGTAAGTACTGGAACACATCGCTATCGCTATAGCGAACCTCGTACGCCCATAGGGATCGCCCCATTTATCCGTATCCCCGAAGACCACTCTTTTGAGTACTGCGAAGAACTGCAAGAACGCCAAAGCACTAGTGCTACGACTAAAGCGAAAATAAAAAGTACGATTAAAAACCAATGTGCGCATTGTACGAAGAAAGAAGTGTGCACTCTTTACCATGGACAATATAAGTCGAAGCAGTACGTCTTAAGGTGTGGATACCCCGAAACTATTACCGAAGAACAATTACAGGCGTTTTACTTATTAAAAATATCCGGTATAGACAGAGAAGACCTCGCATTCATAAGTTGGCACCAAGGAAACCTTGCTTGGAAACAAGACCGTTTTAAGTTGGGAATTAGACTAAAAGCTAGCAGTGAGAGAGGGCGCGGACTACGCGCAATCGTTTACCACAAAACGGATGTCTCACATGTTGTCGAAAACTTCTCGATAGAAACAGCTGCCGATTACTTAAAAGAAAACTATCAACGCGAGAACCCCGAATGGAGGCACTGTCCCGAATACTACCCACTCGGGGACAAAGCCGCGGCCCTCATCATGATGGTCACGGAAGAAGTCTATCGGTCTCGCGCATCCCGCGGTGCTTTCGGGTCCGGCACATGCTGGCCTCTCTTACATGTGCAGCCCGACCGCTACAAGGTAAACGTAGAGGCCATCTTCCACGCAGACCGCGGACGACCCGCCCCCCGTTGTACCACCCAAACGTACACCAGCATGTTCGATGTCCACCGCTACTACGGGCATCAGTACATCCACCCAAACGCGTATCCTGAGAAATCAGACTGAGGAAGGATCGAAATCCGGGCAGACGGCGAGGACCGCAGCAAGGGCTGCATCCTCTGCCAGCTGCGCGGATGCCAAAGAGGCTTCGGCCTCTTTTTTTGCTGTGACAGCATTTGCGGCCGTGACGTTGGCGGTAGCAATGACGCCTTGCTGAGATGTGTAATAGCCTCCAACACTGAGGTGGAAGGCCAGGAATGCCGCGTCGAGAGAGGTGCCGTTGTAAGCTGCTAAAGTTCTAGCCTTAAGATTCGCTTCCATCGTCTGTAGGTGGTATAACCAGGCTTCTTCAGCCGGGGTTCCTCCTACAGTTCCAGTAGATACGTAATTGTATCCTGTTACTTGCAAGAAATCATCGGTAAACTCTCCGAACCGATCCGTCATATTCGTAAAGAACGTATTCTCAGCTAAGAAATAATTCGCCCAATAAATCACATACGACTGCGACGTGAAATCCAAATCTCTCTTATAAACGTCACCCAACGTCACGGCGTCCTGTGCCGCATCCTGCGCCAAGGTCAGCGCTAAATCAGCTGCCGCGAGATCAACATCCGCTGCGACACGCGCGTCTTTTGCTGTCTCATAATCATCTTTAAGCTGCTGTTCATACGTAGCTTCTGCTGTTGGATGATTTACGGTATCTGACCCACTGAAATCCACGGAGTACGTCCGCCACGCATTCACCGAATTGTCGATACGCGACCGCACCGCGTCTTTCGCCTGCACCGCCGTGTTCAAATCGGTATATCGAACTTGTAAAGTTGAAGCTAAAAAGAACTCCTGGTCGTCTGCTATCGCTACTGCACGCGTAGTACCGATGTTCTCCAAGTCATACGGATTTCCTAACCGCACAAACGTATCCCGTGTCGTATCGAGCTCGTCCAAGATTTGATACACAAAAATATTCGCATGAGGCAGATCACCCTTGTCTATAACGGCAGCATCTATCTGATAGACGTTCGTACCATCTGGGAGCGCTATCGTTGTCCGATCAAACTGAACTCTCGTATCGAGCATTTTATCTACGCTCCTGTGTAAACAAAGGTCGTCACACCTTCGAAGCCTGCTGAATATTCGATGTAATCATCCACCAATGTCCGCGTTCGAGCCTGTGTATACGCCGCAAAAGACTCAGCGGTAGCTTGCGATTCAAAGTCCCTTTGAACCTCGTCAAGCCTATAAAACTCCGCACCCGCCGCAAAGGCCTCGGCATAGGAGGTATACGTGAGATGCTCGATATCGTAGACCGTCGCTACATGCGAGAAGGCCTGGGTCTCGGTTGTGAAAACGAAGATAGAACCAGAAATATCTGCTGCGGCCGTGACCTCATCCAAAACACGGAAGAGATTCGCTTCTGTGATGGACTGTGTTTGTTTTAGCGTAATAGAAACAGCCATCAGTCATATTCCTCCGTGATTGTACCCGTGAAAGATTCTTCTTCGAGGTCCGTGGCGTCTATAAGAGAAGCCGCTTCAGCTCGAAGGGCCGCGTACTTATTCGTAGCTTCTGTTATCGACGAGAAAAGCTTGGCTGCACTTGCAACGCGCACGTACGGGTCATTTCCTGAAGAGTTTTGGTCGTAGCGGCGGATAGTGACAATCTGATCTGTTATTTGAGATATCCGTATGACCTCTCCTCCTTCCGTATTTTCTAAAATCGTAAAAGATAAAATCCCGGTAAATCCACATGGCGGCATAACCGACCCAGATAATCTAAACGCATATAACGACCCCGTGATCTCTTCAATTGAAAAATTCATAGGTGCCGCGGCTCCAAGCTGCACCCACGATCCTGGAATGGTATCAAGACGCAGTGTGTCATACATTTGCGGAGTACCTTCAGGAGGGGTCTTCGCATACGAAGCTGCTTGAAACCACTCAAGAGTTGTACCTACTGCTAGGTCTTCCAAATCCACGAGCGTTGAAAAGCGCGCGATGTCTTCATCAGCCGTATTAACAACGAGGGACTCCTCGAGCTTCCCAGCTGGGTCCGTATCGGGCGCCGGCAACACCGTCACCCCCAAAAAATAGCCGTCTTCTAGAACTTCACGACTGTATGTTACATTCATCTTGGCCATGCGATAATCTTAGCGGTCTTGGAAAGGAGATACAACGTGTACTTCTTAGGAATCGACCCTTCTGCTACCAGCACAGGCTTGGCGCTCATCGGAGAGAAGGGACAGTACGTCTTCGCGGGAACCATTCTCCCCAAACAGCGGCGCGGCGGAGAACGGCTGGCTTACATTCGAGATACTGTTCCGCATTTACTGCGCCCCTATTTAGGCCAAATAACACAAGCAGTAATTGAGGCCCCAGCCTACGAGAGACCCCTAAAAGCTGACCTACTTGGACAAGTTCGCGGACTCTTCCTCCTGAAACTTTATGATTACGGCATCCCCGTGCTCCTTGCACCTCCCTCGTCCGTGAAAAAATTTGCCACAGGACGCGGTCTATCCGACAAGAACTTCATGGTGAAAACGGCACAAGGGTACTGGCCCCAGTGGCCCGGAACTGATAAAAGCGACGACGAAGCGGACGCGCTCTGGATGGCCGAGCTCGCCCGTGGAATCCATTTTCCAAATGGGATGACCCGATCTCAACTCGAGGTCTTGCACAAGCTCAAGCAGCTAGAGGTTGAAGACGATGTGTAGCATTTTTGAGTGCCTGAAAACACCCGCCGAAGATTCGATTGAAATCAAGCATGGCACCGTCACGGTAGGGCACATCTGCAAGGATTGCTTAGACGGAATAGCAGGCGTCCGCATCCTTCTGAAAAAATACTCCGCGGGTTATCTGCTCGAGCAGGTCGACCTCATGGAGAAGGTTCTCTAAATGGCCCTCGCGGACAACGTCATCGAATTCGCGACCTCGCTCGCCGCCGCTCTCCCGGCCGAGACGACAGTCCAATCCGCCCACAACATGGCCGAACAGATAGCCCGGCACTTCGCCTTCGCGACGCTAGACGGCGTGGACATCGCCGAGGGAACCAACCTCAGCCCTGCTGCCGTCCAAGCGCTCACCGCCCGACTCATCGTCGCCTTCGTCATCGAAGACGACCCCGAGGGCGCCGCAGCGGTCATGGAACAGGCCTTCTTGGACTACCTGAACAACGGACCCATCTCAGATATGTGGCCGGCCGCCGTCGAGGCCACGAAGGACGGGGATGACCTGCACGATGTCATGAAAGTCGCCACGAAAGGAACGGAGAAAATATCGATGCTGGCTCGCCTGGCGACGGCGAGAGGATTGACTCAGTGGATAAATTCGAGTGTTAAAGTGGAGTTGGATGAGGTGCCGACGAGATTTGAGTATGTGGTTTAGGTTATAAAATCTATATAGGATACAACTTATTTTCACGTCTTTAAAATAAACTACCGTTCATGCAAACTGTCCACCGCGCCGAGACAGGTTAACCACCCTATGCAAAATGCCGTCCTTAGGCTCCAAGCGCCCGATTACCATGGCGACGTCCGCAATGATCGCGATCTTGCCGGGGCCTTGGCCCGTTGTCGGGCCGTTAGATGCCCACCCGGCCGTGACCGGCGGATTTAGATATATCATAGGGAACTTGGCTGGATAACCAGCTGGGAAAAATACCGGATCAAGCATGAGCGTTGGATCAAACGACATCATTACAATACGATTTAATCCATACGCGCGCGCAGCAATCCATACGCGCGCTCCATCAAACGCGAGGCGCACCTCTGCGCCAACCGACTGATCAATCAGGTTATTAGTCGTCAATTCGAAAGCTGTTATCCACCGCTCGGCCTCAGATGCGTCGCTGCCCTTATGGGCATAGGCAAAGACTTGCCCGGTCTCATCAATAAACCACGCGGTCGCGCCATCAAAAACGCAGGATTTAAGCATATACGACGAGCCAGTCCCCTTTACTGTGAGCGGCCCGGCTGCGGGCACAATGACGCCAGTCACCAAACCACCAATGACCGTCGCCTGAACAGCAGCGAATCCATACAGGCTTCCATCTCTGTAACCAAAGGCATACGTGTCATCGCCAATATGACAAAGCGAACCAGTAGCATTGTCGATACCAGCTCCCACGCCTATATTTCCACGCCCATGACCCCAAGAGGTAACGTCTGCCTGCGCGACGATCACGGTGAACTCGTCAGCCGTGAGCACCCCGGTGCTATGTTTGGCCGTAAAGGCCAAGGTATTCGTTCCCATCGAAATCGAAGTTACATAAGCCGACGAGCCATCCCATAGCTCGATGGCATCGAAATACTCGTTCTTATAGAGCGTCGGCGTTGTGAGCGGATTCGTGTAGCAGTCGTATTGCAACATTCTCGCGCGATGCGTCGATGAATCCGCGGTGAGCACGTACAAATACTTGCCGTTACTCGCCACCGCGAGCGGCATCGCAAGCGGGTAGGTGCCGCTCCAATCGACGTAGATATCCACGTCGCCAATGCCGTCGGAGTTCGTAGCGATATGGTTAAGCTTATATACACATGCTTTTTCATTAGAGACCGCGAAAAAACACGGCTTACGCGCATACCAAAACCATCCCGGGCAGACATCAACCCAGGTGCGCGTACCCACGTCCCGATAATTGGGCGGCGCCCACGGGATCGACGGCTGCACACCCAGACTCGAACCGACATCTCCATAATCCTGCTCAATCAATTGTTTCCACGAAACCGATGGCGCCGGCGCCACCAACCCGCGTAACATACCCTGAAAGATCGAATCAGAACCGTCCACCGCGACCTGCGGATTAACATTGGTCTGATTTACCGGCAGGCAGCTGTTCAACGCCGTAAACACCGAAGCAAGTTGCGCCTGGACTGTGTCATTACTTCGCGTAAACCAATCCCATACAGTCGTGACCGCTGCGACGTTGCCAATGCGTGCCGTGCCGGGAGTGCCGGTCTGAAGCGCAAGGTCATCTACAATTTCTTTAATAACATCGCTAACAGTAGTCGCTGCAATCCAAGAATAAGGCGCATAACCTACACGAGTCGCCCCACTAGGAGCAGTCGTTGCATCCAACGCACCCACAACTAAGTCAATAGCCTCTTGTACCTCTGCTGGGTTAAGTCCCCAACTAGCATTAAAATTTGTATCATCAAAAGTAATATCTTCAGCTGGATGTTGGTCTGCTGTCCCACCGACATGCGTAAGATACCGAGCCAACAACGCATCGATAGAGCCCTCTCCACCAAACGTCGCCGTCTGTCCCGCGGCCACAACCGTCCCATCGACAAACACCAAGGACGTACCGATGCGCCGACATAACGGGATTGCTCCGGGAATCTTTTCAGGGTTGGTCGAAAACTTGAAAAGCTTGGAAGCAGTAACTTCAGTATTTGGTGCAGTATCCGTCAAAGGTGTTGCTTGACGACGTCCACCTCGCGTGGACAAAACTGAATCCGTCAACTCTTCGTACCAAATACCAATACCATCACCATCAGCTGATAACGTGGTAGTGCCAAAGAACGTGTTGAGTTCTGCTGCAGCAAGATGATGTAACTCACGTGAATATGTTCCAGTAAGAACTACATCGCGGTCTCCTGCCGACAAGTCCGATAAACTAATATAAACAGGTACGGCACTCGTCAATGTGAACTTGAATGGAGAC